AGAAATTGGGTTGCAGTAGGATCAGGACAAATATCTGGTGGTGCTGCTGCTGTATGGTCTAGTTTCTTGTTGAGCAATGGAATTTATCCAGTAGCTGTTACACCATATACTAATAGTGATCCTTATGTAGGAAATTGGATGACTTGTGGTGTTGGTATTGATGTAGATGCATCTCTTGCTGCTGCTGGTTTTAATATTGAATTCCATTGTGATGGTCTGTCTGAAATGGATTTATGGAGACCTGATGGGACTTACATACAAGGTAACGCAACACCACCAAATAATCCCAGTGGAACTCCACAAACCAGTAGTGCAACATTGGTTGTTCCTGCTAGTAATCTACCAGTTACTGGCTGGTATCAGTTGAAAGTTAAAGTTAAGAACACTGCTGCTACTAATGGTGATAATTCTTGGAATAATAATCCTGGTGCTGTTGGATTTGAGGCCAGAAGGGCTGATAATAATGCATTCATGTTTAATTCTAGAGGAGTAGCTACAGGTGGAACAACAACTCAATGGTTGGCTGGTGGAGGTGCTGGTGGAGCAGGTGGAACAGGTAGAGCAGAGGTTTATCAAGGTGGTAGTCTTGTTCAGACTGTTCAGTTCGCTGGTCAAGAAGGAAATACTTTGAATTTAACAGGTGGAGTTGATGTTGTTGTTAATTCAATGATCACTGGTCTTCAAGGTGGTCAAGGAACTACAAATAATACAGGAGGTGCAGGAGCATATTCAGTATATGCAGTTGGTGCTGGAGGAAATGGATCTAGATCTTTACTTACTGGTACTCAAACTCAAAATGCAGAGTGGACAGTAAATACTGGTGGTTCTTCTATCACATATAATGTTCCAATAGATTATCCAGTTTCTAGTGTAACTGCTGAACTAAAAGGTGCTGGAGGTGGATCAGGTGGTACTGGAGATGGTGGTGCTAACTGGTACGCTGGTGATGGTGGACATGGTAAACATGTTATTGCAGATATTAATGCAACTGGTGGAACATCATTATTAATATGGGTTGGACAAAGAGGAACTGCTGGTAGTGGTAGAAATCCAGGTACAGGTGGTGTAGGATTCTCTGACGGTGGTAACGGCGGTAGCGGTACTGGCGGTGGAGGAGGAGGTGGTGGAGGTGGCTCCACTGCTGTAGGTCTTGGTTCTGGTCCTCTCATCGGTGCTGGTGGAGGAGGTGGTGGAGGTGCTGCTGGAGATGGCACACAACTATCATCTATGAATGGTCAACCAAATGCTAATAATGATTCTTTCCAATTAGTCGCTGGATGCTTCGCTGGTTCTGGTGGTCTTGGTAACAACTCCGTTTGTACTGGTGGTGGCGGAGGAGGCGGAGGCGGTGGTGTCGGCTCTGGTGCTGGTATCGGTGGTGGTGGAGGTGCTGGAAACGGATCCAACGCTGTTAAACCAGGTTTCGGTGCTTCCAGAGGACAGTCTTCATTGGTATCAGGTCAGAGTATTATTGCTGAAGGAGATGCTACTAATGGTGGTGATGTAAATATTGGAGAACAAATGGATGGTACTGATGGTTACGTTAAAATAAGTACAGAACAAAATACTACAGAGTATGGACCAGGCGGCGGTGGCGGTGGATCAGGATGTTTTGTAGGATTTACAATAAACGCTGGTGTACCTACTAGCATGAATGCAACTACTGCATATGTTGGTAATGGACATGAAGCTGGTAATGCTCAAATGGGATATGGTGTTACTGAATCAACTGATCCATCAACAGGAATAAGTACAACAGTTGGAATAATTGATGCATCAAGTGATGGATGTGACTATGTTAATAGTGGTACTGGTAGTGGGTCTACTGGTGGTTTTACATCACCAGATGCACAGAAATATTTGAGATTTAAAGGTGATCCACAAATTCGTTGGGCTAGAAGTATATTAATTAATGCTAGTGCTGGTAATAGTGCTGGTACTGCTACAGAAAAACTAGAATTTGAAGTAATACGTGGTAATGGTAGTAATGGAGGTGAGACACCTACTGCACCATTAGAATTATATGGTAGTAATGATGGTGGTGGTAGTTACACTCAGTTAGGAACTATCTCAACCAGTGGTGGTGCTACTACATGGGAAACTGTTAGGATTACTCTTCCTACACTCTATAGAGTTAGTAATTTATTAATTGAGATCAGGCAGTCTAGGAGTGCGTCTGGTAATGGAGATAATGATAACTATGGTGTAGCAAAGATATCACAAATACATGAAGAAGGTGAAGTTACAACATATACTACACAGTCAGGTAGATTGGATCTTGGTATAGAATCTATACAAGAGGTCATAGCACCACAAGGTGATCCAATAAACTCTGCTGGTATTACTGTGAACGATGGTAAATTTACTTTATCATCTGCTGTCAAGCTGGATGTGACACCTAGTTTACAACCAGAGGTTGACATTCCACTCGTTACGAGGTATCATTTAGTGAAGTACTTGATTCGAGCATACTAGATGATGTTAGGAAGTGAGGCTGGGAACATTGTAGATCCTAGTCAAATACAGGGTGAATTTCAAGATTTCATCGGTGTATATCGTAAATTTGTAAATAAACAACTATGTCTTCAAGCAATTCAAGAGTTTGAATTGTTATGTAATGCCAATGAGCAACTAGGAGGACTTCAAGTATCTTCTACTAAGACTAAGAAATTACAACAGGGATCAGATCAATTTCCACAAGGTAAGTTAGGAAGAAATGATGCAGCGTTCACATTAGATGATGTGAAGGTAGGTCTTTCCGCACATTTCTATCAGTATATAAATGCTGCATTTGAAAATTATAGAACAGAGTATGATCAAATTAGTCGTGTAAATTTAGGTACTATTGGTTTAAAGATACAAAGAACACAACCTGGTGGTGGGTATCACACATGGCACTATGAAAATTCTAGTTATAAAGCAGCAAATCGTGAGTTGGCATGGATGATATACTTAAATGATATGCCAGATGGTGAAGCAGAGACTGAATTTTTATATCAAAAGCGTAGAATTAAACCAGAGACAGGTACATTATTGATCTGGCCTGCTGGAATGACTCATGTACACCGTGGCAATACTGTTTTTACTAAAGATAAATACATATTGACAGGATGGTATTTTAAACTCCCTTAAGACAATGGCAGAATTTCGTGTAGTACTACAAATTAATGCTCTTTCACGCATTATTACTGTTGATGGAAAACAACAGGTGATAAGTGAAGCGTATTGGAATAATCATATTAATACATTTTTATATCCATTCTGGACATCAGATAATGATAGATTGATTCAGTTTAATTATTTTGACAACGGATCATATGGTTGTGAGAAGAAGAAGTATACTTATAATCGTACCACTAATGCGAAGAAGTGGGTAACTTATGATTGGAAAGAACCAACTGAAGCACAAGCAAAAGAGATTGCTGATACAATAAGAGCAAAGTATTTTGAGTATCAGGATGTAGAGCAGGAAGAGGTACAGGAGGAGATGTACCAACAGTATGGTAAGTGGAATAAAATATCATGGGATGGAATTAGAATGGTTCGTAACTTCTTATTAGATGATACGGATTGGACACAAATGGCAGACAATGGTTTATCTGCTGATTTAAAAGCACAGTGGGTTACATATCGTCAGAAGTTAAGAGAATTACCTCAAGATTATAATGGTCAGGAAGCAGAGAACGCTAAGTTCCCACATAATCCTACCTATTATAGTCAGTGGAAGAATATGGAATTGCTTATGCCAGGCAATGCAACAGGTACAACCACAACTGCAAATGGAGCAATAACTATTAGTGATACAACAATCACAGTTACTAGTGCTACTGATCTAGCAGTTGTAGCAAATGATTATTTACAACTTGATAGTGGTGCTACTAAAGAATATGTGTTTGTTAGTTCAATCAGTGATAATGTATTGACAGTAGTTAGAGGACAATTAGAATCTATTGCTGCTGTACATGCTGATGGAATAACAATAAAACGTTATGCAGATGGTACAGTTCAAAAACCAAATGAAAGTAAGGCATATTTGGGAACAGATGATCAATTTATGACATTCCCTAGCAAATCTATGAATACATGGCAGAGAAGAATAACTGCTGAAGTTGCTAATATGTACAAACTTAAGAATCCAAATGATGTCTTCCCACCTGCTGATATTACATCACAATATGCAAGTCAAGGTGAAGAACTTGATGCAATACTCGCTGCTATAGAGAAGAATAACGTATAAACTTATATAATATTATGCTTATATTAAATAATATAATGAACGTCACCTTAGTCAATGGTGATGAGGTTATTTGTAATGTATCTAAACACACTGAATTGATTGAGGGTTTAGAACAAGAAGTATGTTATAAATTAACATTTCCATTTACTGTCAGTGAAATAAATGACGGACAACAATTAAACTTTCTTCCATGGAAGAAATGGTCTCGTGATACTGAATACTTGGTATCATATGATATGATATTAAATATATCTGCACCATTTCCTAACATGGAGAAGGAATTTCAACAGGCAGCACAAAAGTATGCTAGTATGTTAGAGAGTATTAATTATACTCAATCTCAGCATGATAATGCTCCTAATCCAGGTTATAGTCCAATCGCTTAGATATTATGTACGTTGAAATAATGGATGGTTTCTTAGATAAGAACCAATTAGTAAGATTCAATAGTGTTTATGAACAGGGTAAGTGGGTTGATGGTGAAATTAGTGGACCAAAAGATAAAGAGAAGAAGAATAACCTTCAAAATGAGGATTATGATGTAAAGCGACTCATCAATCAAGAGATGCATAAATTGTTCAGACAAATATCAGGTTATTATAATATAAACAGGGCATCTGATGTTTTAATACTTAAGTATGAAAAGGATATGCATTATAATGATCATGTAGATTATATGCAGATGCATGGAATACGTACAGATTATACATGTGTTTTAAATCTGAATGATGATTATGAAGGTGGTGAACATTATATTAAAGATCATAAAGGTGAAAAGACATTATATAAGTTGAAAGCAGGTGATATGATGATGTATGATACAAGTCAAATACATGGTGTTAATCCAGTAACAGAGGGTGAAAGAAGAACCCTTACATTTTGGTGTGAGAGTGCCGTAAATGATATTGGAATGAGAGAAGCATTGGTCAGGTTTAATGTATGGTATCATAAATTAACAGATGATGATTATGATGCTCTTGGATATAAGAAATGGTGCGAGTTAGATTGGATTCGTATGCAGATAATGAGAAACCACGTACATTATAGAGATTAATTATGGCATTATTAACTGATATATTATCATTCGATACTATACTTGATAGAGATGAGATGTATGAAGTGGACAGAATTGCTAGTCGTCCACGTTGGCAGTTTGGTGCAATGAGTGACGATAACATGCCACATAAGAAATTCTGGAAGATGGATGTCAAAGGTGTTGCTATGTTTGATACCTATATACCAGAGAAGATGGAACTCTTACTACCGTTTAAGTTCGAGATTCTTGACTATTATATGAATGGACATACTCATGGATTAGATGGTTCTATACATAGAGATGCTAGTGATTATACATTTGTCCTCTATTGTAATCCACAATGGGATCTAACATGGGGAGGCAAAACAATATTTGTTCAAGATGATGGGAAATTTGATGCAGTGTTTCCAAAACCAGCATCTGCTGTATGTTTTCCATCAGACATACTACACTGGGCAGAGGATACAACTAGAGACTATTACGGACTTAGAGTAAGTGCTGCTTATAAATTAAAGAAACTGGAGACCATAGATGGAAATAAAGACCCTTGACTCCGCTGCTACATGGGATGAAATCGAAGACTACGCTGCTGGAGTGTCAGGGGCAACAATATATTTTGAGAACCCAAGACTAGAAGCAGCAGATTCATCAACCAAGACAGAAGTCATAACATACTATCGTGATGATGAGGATGTACCTACTGATTTAGTAACAATACTAGAGAGCAAGTACTATGGATACATAGAATTTCGTGATACTGATTTAGCATATGATTTCTGTGAAGAATACTTCCCACGTCGTGATGAACTGACTGATGGAGTTGCTGGTGACCCATATTGGTATCACTGTTATGTTGTAAGACAAGACGGTGTTATAGAATATGATAACGATACATTAAGAAAAGGATCTA